GCCCAAAGCCTGATACACATGCCCAAGCTATGGCACTTTACGAGGAGCATAAAGCTAATGATGCGATATCAGAAAGAGAATAAATTAGCGCGTGAGATTCTGGAGAACGACATCAAGATGTATCTATCAGCAGGCAATAAGATTGATGTGCGTAAGCCTGGTGAGTCAGTTGCAATAGATGGGACGAATAACTGGCCTGCTGGGTTTTATAATGAAGACAACATAATGTTCCACAAAAAAAAGCCGAGGCCAATCAAGTGAAGTTTGTTACCTACCCCTCTGGAAGCGTCCTGTGCCACGCTCCACACGATTCTGGATTAATCATGGCACTATGTAGCAACATGCACCTATCGTTGCAGGAGCGTCACGATAAAGCCCAGAACGAGGTGCAGGAGATACTTGATAGGCTAGCCGCCGGAGAGGAATAACGCCCTCTCCGCTTCTCTGCGCCTGACCAGCCCATTAAGTACTTTGCCGCCAGCCTTGTTCCACTTAAGAAACTCATCTGCTGCGCCCTGATAGTCTGCCCTGTTGTACTTCATCCGCAGCGTACTAGATTGCAAATTGCCTAGCCCCACGTTGAAAGCAAACGAGACCATTGCATCCAGGTGGCACATATTATCAGCAGCAGCAGGACATAATCTTCGTACGCCAGCCGAAAAAAGATCCAAATCTGCCTCAAGTAACGCATCAATTTCGTCAGCATTCCAAAGCCTATTATGTTCGCTGCGTAGTGGATAGCTAGTTCTCTGGTCTGTTTTGAGCCGCGCTTGGTCAGGGTACAGCACTCTTCCAAAACCAATCGTCCAAAGTGACGCAGGACACTTGTAGGGCTGGTTGTGACAGCCCTCAAAGCTTTTGATCAACTGGATGCCAGCTTCGGATATTGTCATTTCTTGTTGAATGCCTGCGACCCGAACCAGAAGCTGATGATTGCAGCAAGGATCGCCATCTCGTCATCAGAGAAGACCATTTCCATCGCTTGTGCAAACGCCACGCCTGTGCTGTACGCGTACCAAATGCCTGCTATGTCAACGACCACCAGCAGAAGCACGAAGATATAGGTCACAACTGGTCGCACGCTACTTCTAAGGTTGATTACCCAAGTACTAGCCCCTTCTCCGATTTTCATATCGTGTTTCCACATCGCAAGTTTTTCCTGCGCTTGCGTCTGCATCTCAATCTGTTCTGTTTTGATCTCCTCAACACGGGCTTGAGCAATAAAGCCTTCTTTCGCCAGGGCGATCTCGCGCTCACGGTTAGCGGCCATCATCGCCAGTTCGTGCTTCTTGTCGCCACGATCTTGGACGAAATCCAGTACCTTCGGCAAACCACCGGCAGCAAAACCCATCAAACTTGATATTAAACTTAACATGATTTGTTACCTCGGCAGGGGGGCTGGGAATCGTCAGCGTTACCGAGTTTTATTCCGGCAAGCAGGCCAATAAAGCCCCCGATAATTGTTTGAAAAGCAGGAGAGATCAGTTTGAATATCTCGGCATTGTCGATGTTGTCAAACCAGAGACCGGCCACTAGCGCAATGACCATGACTATGACAGAGACGCACAACGTGGCGGAGACCATCAGGGTTACCGCAAAAGTTAACTTGCCCTTGATGTCGCTCTCGTTCATTTGCTACCTCAGATTTGTAATAATACCAACAAGAAACATAACGAGAAGCCCAGTGAGTGCTGCAATCACTATAATAGTCAGCGTGTTTGCGATAAACTTTCTTATCTTGCGCCGCTGGTTGAGCATCGCTCTTTCCCGCGTGTCTTTAATCTTAGCGCGGTCACGCATCATTGCCGTGTACTCCTCAACGCCCCATTTGTAGACTATCAGTTCCCGCAGTTCTTTCTCTTGCTGCTCGATCTTCTTTCTGGCTACAAGTGCCTGCATCGCCTCTTGCTCGACACTGCCGGAGAACATAAGCTTCTTAAAAAGCGGCGGGTCTTTGGCCTCTTCTTCAGCGTTCTTAACATCGGACACAGCCTTAAACCACGTGCCGAGCTGGCCGCCCATGTCTTCAAGCTCACGCCCCATTTCAATGCCACGCTTGATGACTTTGTAGGCACTGGTGGCTATGGCTAACGCTGAGACTGGATCAAGCATTACTTATCTGCCTTCTTGTCCAATTTAGAAAACACTTTGTCAAAGTTTGCGTTCATTTCTTGCCGCAGTAGGTGCATGTCCTGACGGAACTCTTCGCGACTTAAGAGGCCAGCCTGTTCACGCTGCAAGGTTTCGATCTTGCGATCCTGCTCCTTGTTGTCCTCGCGCGTGGACTTTACGAACCACGCAACTATGGCTCCTGCTGCTGCGATCATTGCGTCAATAATGCTTGATTCGGGCATGATCTACCTCACTCTGGTTGCGTAGGCCACTCTATTGTCCACGGGAAGCCCGTCTGTGCGCTGATGTCTCTTAACTCTTGACGGTAGGTAGCCCAGGCTGCTTTGTCTACTGGTGCATCAGCTACCTGTGTCCAGTCGCTATCCTTGAGCTTGTCGCTGCGTGAGGCGCGTACAGACGTTGCCTGCTCTGCATCCTTCATGGCTTTGTAGGTAGCCTCTTGCTCTGCCGCTGTAGCATCTTCGTTGTCAGTAAACACTGGTGCAAGAACATACTTTGTATACCACTTACCACCAACTTCCTCTACACCGTCACGCTGACTGTATTGATACACTGTGCCGCCAATGGCTTGTGCGCCTTCAAAGACTACATCAGCACCCAGCTCCTCAAGTATCTCGTCAGTTGTGCGATCCCACGATGCACCGCTTGTGCTTTTAATGTATGCGCGGAACTCTGCTTCGTACATTACTGCGCCTGTAGCTTTAACTCTGATTTGCATGATTTATTCCTTACGCAATAGCCAAAAAGATGTAAGTGGCAGTGTTTACGTTCACGTTTGTTGCGGCCACTTGGTTGACTACAAAGCCTGTGCTGTCAGTGTCTACGCTGTCATCTGTGGTAACTTCAGCGGCTGTAGTATTGAGGCTGAGGTGTGGATCATTACCCGCTACGATACCCCTTGCGCTGTCCCAGACGTACCAATCACCTGTGCTGTTCGTGCGCTTTATGAGGACGAACCTCGCACCACCAGTGAAGCCGCAGTTAATAGTTTGACTGCTTCCGTTGCCTGTGTAGCTGCCTACTTTGGAGACTCCAGCGAGTGTGGCGAATAGGTAGGCAACATAGGTTGAGCCGGAATTATTAACTTCACTACTTGGCGAAAGCGTAAGCGTTGTTGCGGTAGGTGCTATGTAATTGTTGTACGTTGAATCACCAAACAAGTTTGCTGGAACTCCGTAGGCATTTGCCGCAGATGTGTCATTGAGAATGTTTAATTGCGGAACAGCAGTTGTAAGAACCCACCAAGAACGGTCTGGCGACCCTGAGCGTTGTTTCACAATCACCAATGTTGGAGCAACACCTAAGTTGTGTGTGATTTGTGTACTGCCTGTCCCATTCCCTGTATAACAAACCACATCAAAGAAGCCTGGGGCGCGTCTGAAACATTCAAGAATTTGCGTATAGCCGCCTAAAGTTCCACCAGCAACAAGAGTAGTTTGGCCTGCTCCATTTATAGAGGTGTCGTTTGCTTCTGCGGCTGCTGACGGGGACAATAGCATTTTATTACCGCTGCCTGTAGTTCCTGTAATTCCACGCAGACGATCAAACCACATAAACCCGTTTGTTATGTTTCTAAAATTATATAAGCACAAATCTGTGACAATATTTGTATTAATCGTTTGGTTACTTGCTGATGAGTTAAAACCAACAGGACTAAACACCTCCGCCCCACTCGTTGGCACTTCCATTGGGCCACGGCGTATGGCTATGTAGATGAATGTGTTGCTTGCGCCAAACCCAGACCCGCCGCCAAATCCAGTTGAGTTAATTGCAAGTTGTCCTGTATCTGCATTTTCTGCCCCAGATGAATTAGCTCTCAAATACTGCACCGCACCGTTAGCGGTACTGCCCCGCATATTGTCTTGAATTGTCCATCCAAAACCAGCCGCACCAGCACTAGACCCTTTACACATAATCCATTGAGGCTCATACCCAAGGTTTACGTTAGGGGGCACACCACTACCATCAGTCGTAAACGACCCACAGCTTATAACATTGTCCGTACCCGTCAGACCAAAGCCGCCTGCATCGTGGGCGAATAGGTAGGCAACGTATGTTTGACCAGAAGCATTAACAGCACCATAAGAGCCGACACTAAATGTTGCCGAGTTCATATTAGGAACGCCGCCAACTGTCCCCCAAAGGTCATCGCCAGTATTCTGGTAGGCACGTGTAGAGTTTAATGCGAGTGAATAGGAATTTAGTTGTGTACCTGAACGATGCCATGTATTCCAATCGTAGCCAGAACCCAATGTTTTAACAATAATACAGCCCGGTGCAGAACCAAGATTATGAGCAATACTTTGATTACTTCCAGTCCCCGTATACGTTACAACATCAAAGAACTTCGGCTGCTTGCGGAATGTCCATGAGGCAATGTTGCCTGTTATGTTATTGCCCCCGCCTGAAGTTCCTAGTGAAAACCCATTGCTATTAAAGGAGCTTAAATCGCCGTTCACTGTATCTTGTGCGGCTGTAGAGTTTGATACGAGCTGGTAGGATGGGGTTCTTGTAGTATCGTGTAATGAATTATTACTAACAGTCCCTCTATTCTTTAGCCAGACCAGTCCACCGTCACCCGCTAAGTCAATGCCATTAGTAATGGTTATTGCTGAACCTACACCTGTGTAGAGGTATGTACTAAAACATGACTCTATATAGTTTGGCTCGGCAGCAGCACCGCCACCAAAGGCATCGTAACTCGCAGCACCTGATGTTGATTGTAATGGCATAGGTTACGCCTTAAATTGAGTGACTGAAGCCAACACAGTGTACGCTGCACTGCCTGTTTTAATTATTAAGTACCTATAGCTGTCAATGCCGCTTGCGTTGCCTGCTGTAGGTGCGCCACCAAGCCATCTTGTTGTTACGCCACTGGTTGTGCCATCTACCTGCACAGCACTGTTGTAATAAGCCGTAGCACCTTGAGTGACGAGGAAGGCTGCTGTTACTGACTGACCTGTTGCCAGAGCCGTGTCCAAACTTGTACCGCTTGATGCCCTGAAGTTAACAGTCCAGTTTGCTGATGCGTTGCTTGTGTAGTACAGGACAGACTGCGTAGTAACGTCATAGGCAATCGTACCCGTAGCTGCTGTTGCAGACACTGTAGCCACTTCTGCTGCATCGTTTAACACAACGGCAAGTGTGCTGGTTGTGCCACTAAAGGTTTGTTTTCCAGTCCATGTATTAGCAGCAGAAAGTGAAAGATTAAGAGATGTCCAATCAGCAGAAAGGCTTGGATCAGTTGTTCCGCTGGTGTTTGTGGTTGCGCGATACGACAGATAATTTATCGGCGACCAAACAACTGCGCCCGTAAGGTATGATTGACCGCTGTTCCACTGCGTTGCATTAACCGCAGCAACAGCCGCAGCAGATGCGCCAGATGCAGTGTTTGCGGAAGTCTGCGCGTTAGTTGCGTTAGTGTTGACCTCACCAGCAACCGTGTTTGCTTGGCCTGACCAAGTATTGGTTGCAGTGATCACCGCAGGCAGTGATGTACCGTATAAAGTGTCTGCGCGTGTATCAAAGTTGACCGGATCGGTTGTTAGAGGTGGTGAGCCTAAACTCGGTATCGTTTGCGTTATCGTAGTCATCAGACTCGCTCCAGCTCAAAATTCAAAATTACGTTTTCAGGGTATTGCAGGTTGATACTGAAATCGCGGTAGTAGCCAAGCATTGAAACTGCTTCAAAGTAACCGTCACTTGCATTGTCTATGCCGTACCAGAAGGCAGGCTCTGCGTTAAGCAGGTCTCTTGTTTCGATTATTTTATTAACCGCAATTTTATCACAGAAAACAGTCTGCCTGCTTTTCGGCACATTCCTTCTTTTTACCAGTATTGCATTACCTTCATCGTCTCGGTCAACAGTGGAAAAGTTCAAAATGTCGCTGATTGCACTGTATTGGGTCTGACCAAATGCTACTTCACGACCCACGCCAAGCGCAGCCAGTTCAGCGTTGCCCGTTGTTGCAGTCAGCGTGACTGTAACGATGCAGTCTGTATAAGGTGGGATGTTGAAAAAGTTTAGACTCTTTTGCGTTGTGAATGGCACTGTCAGGTGTTCATACCATGTGCGAACAATTCGAGTATTTAAACTACCTGTTGATGTAAAGATAGTGCCGCCACCCAGCACACTGGTCACTGTTACTGTGTAGGAGTTAGCCTGTATGCCATCGAGACAGATACTGTCGATTCGTTTGCCTGGTGCAAAAACAACAGTGAATGTCAAAGGCACACTAGTGCGATTGTTTCTGTCGTAGTCAAACAATCGGAAGCGGTTAGTCTTGCCGATATACTTCCACTTTGTGGTGTCGGTCAACGGGTTGCCAGTGTTAGCAGCAACCAGCGATTGATAGAGATCATGGTTTGCCAAGTCGGTAACGATGTCATTTAGATCACAGGACGAGCCAGAAGCGTAGATTGGGTAAACGATACCAGCATTAGTCCAGTAAGCACCTTCAGCCAGAGCCTGCCCGACATTGCCATTCTGCAAAGATCGCCAAACCGTTTGTGGGTCACCGTAGACAGATGCAAGGCCGACCAGCGCACCAATGGCATAGGTTGTCCCAGCGTTATACGTTGCTGCAACTTCCTCTGGCACTGTGCTGGATGTGATTGATGTTATCGCAATGGGCGGGATTACTTTCATGCTGCCACCGTTACAAGTGAGTCACCATCACGCGTTACCCGCAGCAACAAGTCTGCTGTGCGCTTGGTGTAAAAAGCCATGTTACGCATTTCGGTTAGCATATCACGCATTTCGCTCATCATGCCCCCGTTGTTGCGGTTGCGCGGATCACTCGCAGTTAGTACTTCCTCGCCTTTGTGCAATTCAGCCCTAAAACCGTTAAACGGAACATTTCTAATACCGCCGAAACCTATTCCATCTAACCTGCCGCGTTCAGCCTGACCAAGCGTTGCAGCCCTTTCCAACAAGACATCGGCAGAGCCAGAGGATAACAGGAACTCTCTATCAGCAGGCGATACCTGACCGCCAAGAGCCTCGACCCACTGCTTTGTAAACTGGGTTAGTTGCTCAGACATTGGCGCAGATGTTACGCCCCTGCCTTCCTCTGCTGCTGTACCCAAGAACAAGCCACTGCCCTGACCCTTTTCATCAAAGCCACCAAAAGGATTGTTGCTGAAGTTAACATTAAGGCCAGCCGCTTTTGCGATCTCGGTTAATGAGGCATCGTATTTTCTGAAAACATCAATTACCTCATTTGCTGACGCTTGATCTTCGCGCCTTGCAAAGCCAACAGGGGCAAAGCCAGAGGCAAAGGCATCAACAGCAAACTTGCGATCAGCAGATGCGCCTGGTGCATCATGAATCAACAGACCAGCGTTGCTAGAGGTTGTTGGCTTTTTAGCAAGTGCAGCAGCCGCAGCAGCAGCAAGTGCAGCCGCAGCCAGTAAAGGGTTAGCAACAATCATGGCAGTTGCAGCAGATGCACCACCAGAGATTGCAGAACCTACAGCAGCCGCACCGCCGCTTATTGCAGTGCCTACTGACCCCGCAGCAGAAGCCAATGTTGCCCCTATGCCTGTTCCAGCGGCAGCACCACCAGCAGCACCAGCCGCAGCAGTGCCAGCAGCACCAGCCGCAGCAGTTCCAGCAGCAGTAGCAGCAGTGCCGCCAATTGCGCTGCTTATCGCAGAGCCAATAGCCGCAAATGGGTTAGCCGTTGCTGTGCCACTGCCCATGCCGATAAGGTTCATCAGCTTAGACGCAGCCCACTCGGCGAGCATTCGCTGGATCATCGTGCTAAATGCTTTAGCGATATTGTCAAAAGCGTTTTTGCCGTTATTAAATATGTCGATAAAGCTTGTGGTTAAATACTCGTGCGTCCGAGTCATTGCCTCTTCTTGTTTTTTTTGTGATTCAATCTCTGCTGCTGCGCGTTGTTCTGAGCCTGCTTTGGATAGTTTAGTCCAAAGCTCTATTGATCCGCCCAAGCTATCAACGGTGCTCGCAGTTGTGGTAGACAATCCTTCAGTGCTTATTGATACCTCTCCGAGCGTTAAATCAACCGATCTTAATGCTTCATTTTCAGCATTGACGGCGGTTGTCAATGCGTTAATCTGGCCTTCGCTACTATTTGCGGTTGTTGAAAAATCGGAAAGCGCAGTATCAGAAGTTCCAATATTTGTGCTGGTCGTTGCCGTTGTAGCATTAAGAGCAGCCAACTTTGCCTGTAACTCTTCTACTCTTGTTCTTGATGACGCAGCAGAGGTAGAAAAAGCGTTTGTTTTTGTTTCTGCGTTTTCAAGGCTAGTTAATGTTTCTGCAAATGTTGTGTTAAATGTATCAACTGCCGTTAATGGGTTTTTCGTTGCCTCAGAGACTGCTGCCCATGTTGCAATGGCTTTATTTTTTACATCATCAAAAAGGTTCATGATTGCAGATAATGCTGTACTAAAGGAGTTTCCCAAAAAATCCTTTAATGATGTCCATGCAATTTCAATATTTATTGCAACAGATTCAGCCGCAGTTTTAATAGAATTAAATCCGTCAACAACAAGGCTTGCGCCTGTTTTTATTGCGCCCCACACCCCCAGCGCAGTCGCTTTGACATATCCAAAAATTAAAGCAAAAGCATCAGCAGCAGCCCCAAAGTTTTCAATTAAATAAATTCTAAATTCGTTAAAGCTGATTTGTATGTTTATCCATGCTTTTTTAGCAGCCAGAGCAATATCATCCCAGTATTTATAAATAACAAACGCAGCAGCACCAATCGCAGCAGCAACCGCCGCAATCGGGTTTGCAAGTATCGCCGCGTTCATAGCAATCACTGCTTTCTGAATCATTGCAATGCCGCCCAAAATTGCAGCAGGCGCAGCCAAAACAGCAAAGGCAGCACCAGCAGCACCCAGCGCAGTTCCTATTAAATCAAGGTTATCAGTGAGCAAAAGAACAGCACCAGAGGCAAGACTTATAGCTTTGCCAAATAGATTTATCCCGCCGCTGTCGCCAAGTTTTCTAAATAGGCCATCAATATTATCTTGCAGGTTGCTCATGAGACCTGGCAACCGCTGCATCTGGTTTTCCATCGCACCGGCAAACTGGACTTCACCAATTGCCAGCAAATATGCTTGTATTTCTTCAGAGTTTTTGCCGATTGTGGTTGTCACGCCTTGAAATGTCAGCGCAACATTATCGCCTTCAGATTTAGCTTTAATGCCAAATTCTTTGAGTCGCTCAAACTCACCTGTCGAGGCATCTGCTACCGCCTCGATCATCTGCATCATGTCTTTGCCCATAGCGGAAGCAGTATTGCCGTATGACTGCAATGCGCGTTCTGAAGGGTCAAGCCCTAGTGCTTTAAGTTTAATAAATGCGTTGACGGATTGATCAAGGGTGAACGGTGTTTCACTGGCAAACTTGGTAAGGTTTTCAAATGCAGCAGCAGCATTTTCTGTGCTGCCGGTCATTGTAGTTAGTGCGCCCCTGAGCTTTTCAGTTTCCATCACAGTGTCAGCAAACATTCTGCCGACCTGCATCAGGCCAAGTGCAGCGACAACCTTGCCTATACTGCTGGCAACACTGCCGCCCATTGTCTTGTATGAATTGTCGATTTTTTTAGTGTTAGCATCGACTTCATTGCCTGCCGCTTTTGCAGACGAGCCAAGCTCACTGGTAGTTTCAGAGAGCCTGTCCGTTGATGTTGTCGCTGAAGCACTTGCGGCAGCTAAATCATCAAGTGACTTTTTAGCTTTGTTAACATCGGTGCTATCAACACCTATTTTTAAGACTGCTTCAGTCACTTGATGCCTCCATATAAACAGCGTCAATCTGTTTTAGAGCAATGCGCTCCCATAGCTCTAATTCTACAGCATAAAACCAACAGAAATCCTGTACATCTTGCGCTGCCATTGGTCTTAATGACTTTCTGTCCATGCCTTGTCTTATCAGGCAATAATAGCCCCACAAGTAGCCAGTCATCTCAGGCTCTGGCACTGCTTCAGCCAACAGGTCAGGCGTTTCGCCGGTCTGTCGCCGCAGGCTTTCTAAATGCACCCGCAGCGATTGCCCGTCATCTTGTGGCGTTGATAGATCAATTTCGGATTTAGCGTAGCTTGCAAGCCCTTGAATCAGGGCTTCATAAAATTTGCGTTGCTGTGAATTGCCGAATCAATTTGCTCTTTTACCCACGGCAGCGACTTTGATGTGTACAAATCAACGGCAGCATCCACACTGTACGGATGTTCTGCGCCGTGAAAGTTAATCGTAGGCTTATCATCAGTGCGCCAGCTAATTGTGCAAAGCGATAACAGACGCACACCTTTCTCAATAGCGTCAGCGATAGGTTCAACCTTTTTCTTTTTAGTGGCTGCGCCTTTAATAGATTGGGAAGATATTTCCCGCACTGCCGACTGATAGGTTTCAGAATAACGTCCGACAACAGTAACAAATATGCCCAGATCATCGCTTGTGACAGGGTGACGCAATTCAATTTCAACACCTTCGTTTGATCGTGTGCCAACATCAAATTCGTCTAGCGATAAAGTTTTTTTATCTTTCATCAGTATATCCTCGCGGTTTGGTTTAATGCCCTTACCGCCCCGCCGCTAGTCCGCGAGGATTAGTTGGCAGGACGGCAGGTACTCGGTTAAGCAACAGCACTGTCTTGGATTGTGATCGTTGTTTCGTCAAAAGCCAAAGCAGCACCGCCGTCTACGTTCAGTCGCGCACTAAAAGGATAAGTACGCATGATTGCATCGCCATCATCTGGTGAGTCACCAGTGATTCGGATTTTAGGGATAGAGAAGCCCATAAAGTCAGCAGCGTCAGTCTCATCAGCAGCAGCAGCAACAATCAGGCTGATTTCAGTTTCTGCATCATAAAGCGCAGAAAGGGTTTGATCACGCAGCATTGCCATGAACTGACCAGTCACTACGATCTGATTACGGAATACATCACCAGACTCGTTGCTGCCAATCTCTGCGCCTGTCGGTGCTGCGCCGTTGGCAATCTGTATATTCACAGCAGTCACAGGAATTGCAGTGCCATTGATGAAAATACGACCGTTAATCGAGGCAATGATGCCTGTCTGCGTTTCAGCAGTTGGGCTGGTCATTACCTGTGAGCCAGACAATGCGCGAGACAATCCAGCCAATGTAGCTGACATTGTTGCGTTGCCGCTTGCAGGTAGATCAAAGGTTAATCCCGAAACGATCATGTCACTAAAAAGATCAGAGTCAGTCAGGTCTGAGTAAAATTCCTCAACCTGTAAATAGTCCTTTGTGTGACCAGTCAATGGCGGTTTTGCTTTCTTGCCTGGCAGCGTGAAGGTAACCGAATCACCAGACGTATCTGTCACAACAGCGTCACCGTTAAGGAAAACGCCGGTCATAACAGTTGCAGTCAGGCCAGTGATCAGGAAGTTTTTTCCGTTGTTAGCATCGCCAGGGGCTGCAAATCCCGTCCATCGCCCAACATCACCAACCTTTAAACCAGCAGTCAAATACCCGCCTGATGCGTCTGTGAATGTACCCGCAGCGTCTGGAGTTACATCAGTGCCAGCCGCATAGGGCGTTGTGGCAGCGTATGCAGATTCAAGCATTGCCTCAACGAGTATCTTGTAGGTTGCCGAGGACAACTCACCGTTGATTGTGCCTGATGCTGACTTGAGGCCGTAGTTTTGACCGCTTGACTGGTGGTCAGAGCGAATCTCGTTGCTGCCGTACATATCACGGCTTGCGGTAAAGATACTGGACGTTCGCCGCAGAACTTGACCAGTTGCAGAGCCTGGTACGCCAAGCCCAGTCTGTTTGCGGATGGTGGTGCGTTTAGCAATTTTTTGAGCAATGGCCATGATGGCTTACCTCACGTTGGGATAAATGATCTGAATCTGATTTTCACCAGCACAGTATAACGGTTGTCTTCGATGCCGGTTGTTTCTATCTCCGGCGTTTCGGTTATGTTGACAGTGACCCCGCCACTGCTAACGGTTGACGCTCTTTCAAAGTTCGTGCGTATAAGCTCTGCTCTGGTCATCGCCGCTGACGATCCTGTGTTCATTGGGTACATCAAGCGAACTTGCATGTAGCCCAATTCCTGATGTGACCTGCCGATTTCTGTGTTGTCAGGTCTGGCAAATAACACATTGCATATTTGATACGGAACAGTTGCAGCAGGCGGCTTAAATGGCGCGTTTTCAAACGCCGTAGCAAGTGCTGGCGTAATGCCGTTAAGCCTTGCTTCCAGTGCTGCGCGAATAGATACCGTACTCATGCCTGTGCCACCGCCCTTGTAAATATCTCAGGTAACTCAAGTTCAATTCTGCCAACAATGCCTTGTGGTGCTTGCCTTGACCAACCGTTTTCTATTCGCTGGGCATAAGGCACATTATTAGCAATGTAATGCACACCAGCCTTGCCATGTGCCGAACTCATTATAGCAGCAAGAGTCTTTTGCCCTGATGGATCAATATCATTTATGTAACCCACTGGTGGGGAGTTAAAGCCGTACACCCAGTTTCTTCTAAACTGACCACCAGCGTAACCAGGCGGTGGCGGGTTTATCCAGTATGAAGGATCACCAACTGGCGAATTAAAGATTGCTCTGTTAGCCACCTCAACAACAACTCGGCGCACAACCTTTTCCATTGTCTGCGGCATTGTCTGCTTACACCACTTTGACATGTCAGAAGAAAAGCTCACGAGAGCCTCACATGCAATTCAAACAACACATCTACGCCAGCAGGGTTAGTTGGCTTAATCGAAACAACCGTATACTGCTCACCCTGAATTGTGTAGATGTCAGTCAGTGCCACTGCCGCTGTTGCATCGAGCAATAGTTTCCTGTCATTGATTTCGACTAGGTTGCCGCGAATGTATTGCTCTGATGTCTTGCTGTAATTAAGCAGTGCGCCTTTTCTTGTGCTGGTTGATGTTGTCGTTGTTGCAGTACCAGTTGCCGGATCATACGCGCCAACAGTCACTACTGTGCGCGTGACAGACTGCCCCGCCTGAGTCAGCAGGCTTGTCGATACCGCTTGCAAGGCAACATAGTCAAAGCTCATTTTCGCACTACCTGATTACGAACATTGCCTAGCAAAGGAGCCAGCCGACCATCTACAGCAGGGAATCTGCGACCCTGAAAACTGTATTGGTCATATTCAACTTCCAACACATCAACCTTCTGCCGCTTAACAACTTGACCTTGCTCACCGTACAGCACACCTGTCAGTGTTGCGTAGGCAAGTTCAGCCTGTGCAGCTTTGACTTCTTCTGGCACTTCATTGGATGGGTAATAAAGAAACCCGCCAATCACCTGTGCGCCGTTGCGGGTAATAAATTGATAGTCAGCATACTCGACCCAGTTTCGCGGCCAATCGAGTGATTGGGTTGTGCTTACCCGTTCGCCCTTCCATCGCATCCGGTACTTTTCAACCAGGTACTCAGCAGATTTGACCATTGCTGCTTTTTTCTCGCCTATGCTCAAATTACCCCAGACCTGATTGCCGCGTCTCGCATGGTAATCGTTAGCATAGTTAATTGTTGCATAGCTGACAGCGTCAGCCTTTGCAGTACCGTCCTCAACAATAAACCAGTCGCTTGGTATCGTTACTGTTTCAGCACTAATGGCTGGCAATGAGTCCCCGCTGTTGTTGGTAGCGATAACCCGAACCCTGAGCGTATAACCTGTGTCGTTGGCGGTAATAATGTATTGGTTGTTAGTTGCGCCTGCAATATCAACAATGCTGTCGTTGACACGCTGCCACTGGAAAGCAAAGCTCGTTGGTGTCGGCGACCATGTGCCAGTTGTTGCCGTCAGTGTATAACCGACCTCAACTGTGCCGCTGATGACAGGTAAAACGCTATTGACAGGAACGGCCATCAGATCACCTCAATCGACCCATGTTTGATTTGCAAACGGTAGTCGTTTAGCCTGCCAGTAAATGTTTCGCCCACTTCTTTGCCATCAACAGGCCGCACAACCTTAAGCATCACAGCATCACCTGATGGCTGCTCTACCTGCTCAACAACGTCTGCTGTTTTACGCTTTGTCGGTTTTTTCATCAGGTACAATCTCCAGTGATTTATGCTTTATCTGTCGCCGCACTTCAAACTCTGGCAACGTCAGTATTGTTCCAATAGGCCATTCACAGCCGCGATAAGTGAATAGTGATTTAACTCTAACCTTAACGCAGCCATCTCTTGCGTCACCTAGTATCTCAGGAATTGCAAATTTATCAAAATTCTCTGTTATTTTGTGCTTTGGATACATTCCAATCAATGCCCCAGAGGCAACACGAACCTGACAACGCACCTCTGGCAAAAAGAATCTGTGCATATCAATGATCTTCTTGTCGCCATTATAGCAATCATACCCTGCCATTATAACAGGATGCGCCCCCATTAGGTACGCCACCCAGACTGCCATGACTCCAGAATTAAACATTCTTGGATAACCAGGCCACTTGTGCATCTGATACTGACCCCAGTGCCACGGGGATATTACCGGCGCATCAGAGAACTGCCTTAGGAAATAACGCATCTCACGTTTGTTTGCTGTGTGTATATTGTCCATGCAGACAATGTAATCAACAGGCTTTAGCTTTGCCCCGTGGTTGTTGACGCTGATCCAGATGTCTGCCTCGATGCCTTCAATATCCGATTGCAGAGTTTTGCCTCCACCCATCACGCAGATTCTTTTCCCAGCATGACGCATGATTAGGTCAGCCAGTGGAGCAGTTGGTTCAAAGTGCATGTTCTATGTCCCACGGTCTAGGTTTGCCGTGAAAGCAGATCACTTGAGCATCTGCTGGCTTGCCATGACGTTTATAGCTGTACACCTTTGCAATGCGCTGCCATCGTTTTGCTAAGTGCAGGTGCTGATTTAAATAGCCTTGATCACCGAGCGTTATATTCTGGCCGATGTGCTTGCCTGGTGATTTAATCCAGTCATCCCAAATTTTAAATCTCGTTTGCTCCGTCAGATACATTAAGCCGGAACCGATCACATTTGGATTGCCAAAGTCGGTAAGCACACAATCGCCTTTAGGTATTTCCGGCATTTGGATAACCGTTGTATCAAGGTCAAAATAGAAAATATCGCCCTCGATATCAGGCCGGAACATCTCCATCTTGCACCACCAAGACGGCCAGTTGTAGCGCATCGGGATGACAGGCACACCATGTATGAACACATCCGATATGCAGAATAGGTCAGGAACCATGCTGGCAAGTCGCCGCACATGCTCTGGTTTGAAATCGCCACCGCTTTTAAGAACGCAAAGATTCATCAAATACCGCCAGCGTCAGGTCGCAGCCGTAGCGCGGATATTGTACGTTTATAACCTCATACGGTCTTTGGATCATCTCAGCGTATTCTGACAACTCACGATTAAACACAGGCGGGTTGCCTGGCCTTCGCCATTGCCTGCCCATGATCTCGCCAATTACTATCCGCTTGTACTTTTTCGCCAAGCCGATCACGTTTTCTATTTCGTAGTCAGGCACATGTAGCAAGACAGTGTACGCAAGAAACGTATAGGCGTGATAAATATACCCTATGGCATGAGCATCGGTATATTGATAAGCCGGGTTGTTTAGTCTCGCTGCTTTAATTGCAGAATAGTTTATGTCGTAGCCAACGTATTGATCTGGGTTAAAAGCTGGCGCAAGCCGACCATCGCCGCAGCCGTATTCAAAAACAGAACCTTTGATTGCTTTTTGTAATGCGGGAAACAGATTTACTTCGGGGAATCGTTCGCCCAGCGGAGTAATGTGCTGCAACTTTTCATTGCTCGCCCAATACTCCGCTGGAGTCACAATTAAGCAGCCTGACCCAGTGTCAACACGCCAGCAGTGTGCTTCACGCTGGTAGCGATCTTCGTCCAGTTGCTGCCAGTGCCAAGCTCTGCATCAGTCGGTGATGCAACAGACTTGCTCCAAGCGTAGCCTTTCAGACCCAGACCAAACGTGTAATCAGCCTGCATGGTAGTCTTGATGCGCTGACTGCCGTTGCTGGTTTCTACGTTGGTGATCAGGTCACCAGCATCGTGAACTACAATGCCGCTTTGAGCCAGTGACAGAATCTTGATGTCATTGGTGGAAGTTGCAGGAGTCTCACGCAGTGCAGGAGCGTCAGTCACAACGATACGCTTGCCCAGAATCTCGACAACAGTCACAGTGCCAGCTTGGAACAGTTCTGCGCCGTTAGTCAGGTTCTGACCGATCAGCTTGTGATACATAACGCCGTCCATCACATCACACACCAGCAACTGGCTGGAATCGCCAAACAGTGCGTGTGAGTTGTTGATGTCGTTGTAGGTCAGATCACGGCCAGTGCCGATATCATTCGTGACCGTTGCGCCGAGGTTCTCCATTGCAGCGATTGCTGATGCGATACCAGCGTTCAGCATGTCACGCAGCATTGCCTCGGCCATGTTGCGGGAGATAACTTCAACAGCAATAGTCGGGTTATCACCGACCCAACGCAGTTGTGAAGGTTCCCACTCAATTGGACCAAAGCCGCCAGCAACCTTTGCAGTAACGTGTTCAAGCTGTGCAAGCTGAGTGCTTGATGCGCTGGTGTTGGTGGCGTAGCGATCAACTCGGCGTTGTGCGCTGTGCAGGCTGGAGAACATTGACTTCAGGAAGAAGTCGCCGTCAAAGCCTTGTGTTGACAACTGGATGCCGCCGTTGCTGGCTGCGTTAAATTTCTCTACCATTTGGGCAACAGTTTCAATTGTTGCTTCACGGACGTACTCGTTAAACACTTTCATGTTGGTTAGAGCCATGATAATTACCTCTTAGGTTATGGCGTTAAGTCAGGGAATTTTGTGGCGAAATATGCTGCTCGTTCTACTGGTGAGCCATCAATTCTGCCTTTTATCGAGGCAGCCCCGCCGCCATTTCCACCAGTGGCTCCACCACCAGAGTTTGCAGGAGCTTGGACAAAATGCTTGCCTTCGTCACCCGCTGCCCATTCCTTCACATAGTCTGAAAGGGCTTTATCACCGATCTTTGCAATTCGCGCATCACCTTCAACAACGATTTGCACATTTTCCTTCAACATCGCCTGTACTGCTTTTAGGTGTGTTGGGTTTGTCACTCCAGCCTTAGACAGCTCTGCTGTAAGGCCGTTTTGTATCAAAAGCTGGCGAGTGTATTTTGACTCTGAGTCTAGAGCATTGCTTTTCTCTTCAAAATTCTTGGTCAAATCTTTATACTGCTTTTGCAGTGTTGCGTTATCAGCTTGCGACTTTTCTAGCGCAGCCTCTAAACGCTCAACCTCTGCTGGATCAACGGATTTACCGTTGCGCTCGTTTCTCTTCAAGTCTGCTAACAACTGCTTGTTGTGGTTCTTTAAGCCTTCAGTAGCAGTAGCAACCGCCTCGTCAATCATCGCCTGTATTTCTGGTGTTCTTTCCATCGTTTGACCCCTGGTCATGGCCTCTGGCCTTAGTTGTTTCTTTCTTTAAGCTGTGCAATCGTTAATGGCCTACCTCGACCATTGACTAAATCGTTCAGCGTTATCTCACCTTTACGATACATCTCTGCGCGACCTTTGCCAAGTATATCATCTTGACGATCTTGCGTCTGCCGTGATAGCCAGTCATCAAATGTCAGTGAAGCCTTGACCTGACCCGTTTCTGACGCTCTTGTTCCACCAGGCTCGCCATCAAGCACAACCGGAATCAATAAGCACCGGCAGTTAAAGTGCAGCGGATAACTTGGCATTGGCGAACTGTGACCGCCGTATGGTTTGCCAGACTTCTCCCACTCTTTACCATCTAATGGCGCACAGACTAAACAGGTGCGCGAATCAAGCGTTGCGACAGCCCTATAACGCAGGACGATGTCATCATTGTCCTCCATCACCTTCATGCGAGCATCATTGGCAATGGTCGCTGTTGATGTCTGCACCAGTGCTGCTGCGTTGCTGCGCGATACATCCATCACCTGACGCACACGGTTTATGATCTGCGCGTTAGTCTCAGCCCCTGCGATACCTTGCCTGACCGCTGCTGCAAAATTGAATTGTACATCAGCAGACTGCTTTGCCCAAAATGCACCCTGTGTCGCACCTTGAATAACAGCATCAGTTGCTATTTTATCCAAAACTGTTGCAGATGCCAAAACAGCGTCTCTTGCAATAGATGACGCGGTTACTTGTGCTGCAACCTTTGCAATCTCATCGGTATTGGATATTGACTGAATTGCGATACGGTCATAATACTTTTCTATCAGAGCCTGTGCTTCTTTTAATTGCTTATTTGCCCTTGCCCTGCCCCACTCGGTCATCTCGCCTGCGAGTTTGCCAATCAGCTCACGTTCTAACTGGCGCAGAATGCGGATTACGTTCTGACTGACACCTTCAGAAGCCCTGAATATGTCCAGCTGTAACGCAACTGCCGCATCAAATTGTTTGTTCATCAATCAATCCGCTGGCTGTTTATCCGTTCCTGCTCGACTTCAAACGTAACACCTTGAGCTATAATTTCACCATCTTGCAAGTTATCAAACAAGGTCTGGTTAGAAATCGCACCTGACTGCCATGAGCCGATAAGTGCAGTCAATTCCTGTGCTGACATTCTGATTGGTACAAAGTCGTTGTTAAGAGTATATGCAACAGGTGCATTAAACCCAGCCCAACGCAAAAACGTAGTCAGTGCATTAGTGACTGTAATGTTCATGACCTGAGTCATTGCCGCCAGTTGCGACTGTTCACCCGATTGCCTTGTTTTCTGCGTTTCTGCTGATTCGACACTAGACTTCTGCCCTTCAAGCATTCTTGCGCCAAGCACTGCCATCTGTGATTTCTTATCTTCGAGGTTCGTTCGCAGAGCAGGGAAGTCGCCTGTTGTTTCAACGTAAAATGCCTTCGCCATCGGGTCAGGCAGGCAGTTTGCTGACGTTCCACCTAATGTGATAGGCGGGTCACCTTGTTCCATTCTGTGACCAGTGATGAACAAAGTTGGTAAGCCTGAGAAGTGACAAGCGTGTTCATAGTCAGATGTGACCATGTAGTGCGCCAGGTTCATATCAACTAAATCCAGCAGCGGAGGTGAGCTGACTGCGGAACTTATGGAGTCAACACCAGCAAAGTAAAAAGGTATTCTTCGCATCGGCTGATTGTTCATCAACGGATATAAATCTTCACCAATCTGATTATCCGCATTATCAACTCGCTGGTACACTCGTTGGCGGTATCCTTCAGGCGTTAAATCAAGCACCCTGAAAACTGTCTGCATCTCGTGTGAATATGGGTTCTGCTCCATAGCTTTTTCTTCTTGCAAAACTACAAGCGTTAGCACTTCCGCGCCATTAATTCGGGTTGTGCGCCAGTTAATTATTGCTTTTTCAGTATAGTGAGCCATTAAAGGTTGCCCACCTAATAGTTCTGCGCCAGCAAGAGTAAACCCGCCAGGGTTAGCAATGGGCGGGTAATCAACAAGAATGCCACTTCTGCCTGTCTTAAGAACTCGCTCAAAGATACTTTGAACAAAGACATCAAGTGGTGTGCCAGCCAAATCAACATTATCTATAAAACGCTTTGCACCTGCTGGCGCAACAATATTAGCGGGCTTGCGAAAGACCATGCCCTTCAGACCAGAGATGGTTCGCCAAGTAGCGTTAAAGAATGGAGTTCTTTTCAGCCTTGTCTCGTAGTCGTTTTGCTCTTCAAAGCGCAATCTTGGCAGATAAGCAGTATTTTTCTCATGGATTTTATACTGGCCTTCTGAGGCATCAATGCACCGATCCCACAAAGGCAGGTTCTTTTCATAAGCCGGATGTGGCGTTGATACGCCGGTATAGTTCTTGGTGATCATATGCCTGCAATCCTCGCCTGTGATATTGGGCGAACCAGTGGGAATCTCCTGTGCAGGAAATAACCCATTGAATCTGTGTAGTCATCAATGGATGGGTGATCGTTGTATTTCTCCGGTTCACCCTTCGCATCGTAGCCTTGCGACTCAAGCGCATCTGTCAGCATTGGGCATCTGTCAGTGTTAATACTGATGCGATCATGTGCAAACAAAGCGTTGACAGCGTTAATTCTATCACGAATTGCCGGATTTGCATTAGGAGCGTCCACACGGTAGCCAGCCTGCTCAATTATCTGGATATCAGACTGGCTTGCATTAGTTCTGCCAGCCCTGCCTGATGCGTCTGGGTAGACAGTTATCATCCTGCCGCCATGCCTGTAGCGATCAAGCCTGTTGCAGATGTCGCGGGTATCGTGAGCCACAAACTCATCAACTGCCACGGGTTTATTGTTTTCAATAAGCCAAAGGTTTGCAGCGCAGCCGCCAATGTTAAAATCCAGCCCGACATAGATTGCCCTGTCATCTGGTGTCAAAACCCTTGTTGTGTGGTGCTTGTGCCGGTCAAAGAAGTGATAGACCTTGTTCTGGCTCAGACTGACAAAATCGCCGTTAAGGTACATCTCTGCGAGCAGCGGGTCGTAGTTTTTGCGAATATCCTCAATGTACTTTTCTGGCAAGTAAATATTTGATGATGTTGCTGCTTTGATTAGATGGTAGCCCTCTTGTGCTTTTTTGACCCACTTCTGGTAAGTGAAGCCGCTGAAGCCCTGATCTGGTGTAGTGACGTTGCCCATCGTGTTCTGCTCACCGCAGTTCTGCCGGTTGCGCTCTGCTGCCTTGCGCCAGACTTCTTCAGCCTTGTCCTTTGGTAATGTGTCTAACTCGTCAACGATGCTGTGTGCAACCTCATAAGCCACAATTCTGCTTGGCTTGTCATAGCTGCGGAAGATCATCTTGCCGTAGCCTTTTATCTTTATCGTGTAGCTGGAATTGTTGATTGTGTGCTTAAGGCCAAGCTCTGAAATAATTTTTTGTGCGCCTGGCATTGCTCTCAGTTTCAGCAAGTCATAAGTCGGCATGTAATAGGCTGTGTCGATGCCTGGTGTTTGCAGCATTTTCAGCAGGTTTCTTACTATGCCAGCTTGTGTTTTCCCAGCACCAAGTCCGGCCACCATAGCTGGGTAAGGTTGTTCGCAGAATACAAACTCTTCCTGAGGTTCAGACAGGCTTAGTCGCACGGACAATCTCAATCACGCGGTCAATGTCACCTTTGTCTGCTAATTCGTCACCTTCACGGAAACCCATCTGCGTTTTAGCCCAGAACATAGAGCCGCGCAGACAGTCGGCATAACTTGCACCCTTTGCCATTGCATCGCCTGATGCAGCCTCAAACAGGAATCGCCTGACTTTCACATTGGCTTTAACCCTTGCGCTGTCTAGCTCACTGCGGTAATGCTTCCGTAGGGTCTTAGCGTCTATACCAATATAAATGCCAATTTCTTCCTGCGGCACACCAAAGGCGCACAGTGCCGAGACTTCACCACGGGTCTTGTCGTCTGGGATGTGTTCAGGAGTGCCGGGCATTATTAGGCATCCTTATTCGTGCATTGCTGATTTGTGCAGTTTTAATAAGCGGGAACTTGCTTGCGTTCATATTGACCCCTGGTCGTTATGATGCCCCCACAGGGAGCGATACAACGTATCTTATCACAGTTACTTCTTTTTGCGTCTAGCCTTCTCAGCAGCACTTATTGCTATGGCAACAGCCTGCTTTTGAGACTTGCCAGCCTTAAGCTCTGTTTTGATGTTGGATGCTATTGTCTTTTTACCGTAACCAGTTTTTAGCGGCATGTTGTCACCATTTAACTTTATTTGCCCAGTAGGCCGCAGACAATTTGCCTTTGGCTATGTTCGCAGCATGTCGAGCCTTGAAAGCGGCTCGTCTCGCTGCATCTGCCTTGCTTTCACCTTCGCGCTTAGGTGACCCGCTAACGCCCTGCTGCCCGAACCTAATTGTCTTGATTTCATCGCCTTCTTTAGCGACTACTACATGACTCTTTGTTGGGTGACTGGGTGTGCGTTTTGGTTTGTTAAAGCCCTCTACACCTGCTCGTTCTAGTCTAGGGTCTTTTGCCATAGTCTTTACCTCGCTTTGACGCAAATTTCAAACAACTATACATATTTTGCAAAAGCCTTTAAAGGATAGAATACAAGACTATTCCTGTAACCGCCTTCTGTTGTTGGCCTGATAGGTGTTACCCCGTGAACATTCTTCCACGCTGGGTAAACCAGCATTGAATTATCACTACTGTCAACGGTTGCCCCGTAGTCTGGGACTGTAGTGTTACCGCCGGTTGCGTTGCGCTTTTTTGCAATAATAACATTCACGCAGCCCTCAAGGTTGCCGCCGTCGCGGTGGAACGCTGCTGCGATATTAAAATTGCTGATGCTACTGGTAAACAAATTGCCGAAGCGGAACTTTTCCGGGCAGTTTTCTGCAATAATCTTTTTCTGCCGGTGATAGATTTCCGGTGTCAATTCTAGAATCACATCCTCAGCCTCTTTGCAGGCCAGCAGCATAGCTTTAATAAAGTTCCTCGCGGTTTTTACCTGATGCACACTGGACATAGAAGGGTAGTTGCGTTTCATGTGTGGCTTGGGTGGTATCGCACCTATGATAGTGCTGTATTGTAGAACCTCGTTTTCCTTGCTGACAAAGCCGCTAGAGCGTTTCATTTCGCTTTTAGGAACCCGATCGCTCAATAGTTCTGCGTTAGCAATCTCTACATATTGTTTCAGCTTGCCTGTTATGCTTTTGATATAGAAACCTACTGGCACACCGTTCTCCATAAAGATTGTATCCTCGGTGATGTTTGGCTCTATGTCGCCGCAGACGTCGCCAATCTTAATGCTGTGCTGCACCTGCACAAGATTTAAAATTCGCATTATATTCCGAACCTCTTTCTCATGATTTCGATGTTCTTGTCGGATGCGTTGATTTTGATGTGCGTACCAGAGTCCCAGCCAGGCTTTGCTGCAAAACGAATCAGCGGTGCATACTTGGCAACTAGATACGAGCATTCCTTTCGCCGCCTTTCCTTACGCTCCGTGGTTGAGCCAAAGCCGCCAGCGGTATACCGTTTAAAATACGGGACAAGCCAATTCAATACCATAACTTTTTTGTGCCGCACTATGTTTTCGGCCGTCCATGCCACGTCGTCTATTAGCTGTGCGTTTACGTCAAACTCGTAAGTGGATTTGCGTACCAGCCAGAACCGCCCATCGGCCAGTCCTTTTGTCGTAAACTTCCGCGCCAGATTGCGCGGGTTGTCATGCAGCCCGAAACCGATCAGGTGAATGCCGCTTTTTTCCGCAATGCTCGTGAGATATGGGAACAGATCAAACATTTGCGCCAGCGTCATCTGGATGTGGTTGGAAAGCCGGAACCTGTTTTGATTCTCTGCCGTTATGTTTATGCGGCTTGTTTTGCCGGTTATCCACGCTGGCGGGAAGCTCATAATTTTTTCAAAGTCGTCGCAAAGGAACGCAGCCCACTCGCCCGGCTGCATCATAGCAAGTGCGCTGTTCCTTTGGTGTGCCAGCCCTTTCGGGTTGTTTGTTATAACTGGCTGGCCGTGCAGCGTGTTACCGGCCACAAACTTGTCGCAGTCCTGCTGATTGTGAATCATTACATAATGGGATATTCCGCTTTCATGCAAAGCGCGAGACGTTGTTGCGGTGTCGTATCTGTTGTAGAAAAATGTGAATACTTTCACGAGTCGCCTTTTTCGCTCTCCAGATAGGTCAATATCATGTAGCCAACGTATGCGCCTTGTCCGCGCCAGTGCGATATAACGTCCATTGCCCTTTGGTAGTGGTCAGGCTCAAATTCTATTTGTATTGCCTTTTTCACTTCCGAGGCCATTTGATCTAGTTCGTTATCAAGATCGCCAGCCTCGTCCAAAAACGAATAGTCCGGGTTAAAGGCTGCAATCTCTGAATCTTCAAAGCCGGTTAGGTTTATATCAAAGCCGATACTAGACAACTCATCAAATTCAACCTTCAACATTTCGTAGTCCCACCCAGCATCAAGCGCAAGACGGTTATCGGCAATAACGTATGCTCGTCTTTGAGCATCAGTTAGGTGATCAGCCTGAATTACTGGTAGTTCTACCATGCCAAGTTTTTTCGCAGCCATAACCCGCCCGTGGCCTGCCACAATGCCGTTATCCTTATCAACGATGACTGGGTTCAGGAATCCAAACTCCCTGATCGAGGCCGCTATCTTAGTGACCTGCGCCTCGGAGTGTGTTCGGGAATTACGTGCGTATGGAATCAGCGATTCAACGCTGGCGGTTTTATAGGTCGGAAATTTTTGCATCACTTACCCCATATCGTGCTTGATGCCTTCTTGTGCGGCTTTATGTGTTGGGAATGTATCATCTATTTCAGCGACTGGTCAAACTGCGTAAAACCAGATATTAGGCACGTTACGCCACATGCTATACTTCCACCTGCCATGAGCCATAAAACAGCGGGAGCGTCATCAAGGGCGAGCATAGCGAGGTTTATTCCCCCCGCTATGGATAGCGCACCCATAATAAAAAATGTTAGTGCTGTTTTCATGCTGCCGACTCCTTTATGAATACTCCGTCCACGCTTAGGTAGCCTTTCCGGTCTTTTATGTCATTGTACGCTATCTCCATGCAGTCCTCGAGCGTGTGGCCGTGTGCCTCAGCAATGGCGGTCAGTATGCAGATTACCTTAACTGCACGGCCTACGTTGGCTTGGTATTGTAGGGTCTGAATATCCATGAGCAGCCAGCCCATTAGTTCGTAAACTTCGGCATTCTCGAACTCAACTAGCCTTGCCATGTTTAGTGCCTGATCAATATCGACTTTCCTGATCTCGCAAATCATTACCAGAACAACAAACATATCGCCAATGTCGTCCCGTGGGTCACTGCCTTTTGCCAAGCTGTCGGCCAGTTCCCCGAACTCGCTAATCAGCTTGTACCACTGGCCTTGATGCGTTCCGTTTACAGTAATGCCTCGATCCCGTCCCCATTGCTTTATCAGTTCTATAGTATTTATTTTGTCACCTATATCCGCCAGGTTAAACATGGACCACCTCGATGCAAAGAGCCTGCCCTTCGCCGTAGCTGTTTTCGTGCCGCTTGCAGTACGCTGCCGCAGCGTCGTATGACATTGAGCCGGTAAGGGTATACTCCCCGTCCTCGGCCACCAGAATCACTTGAAATTTCATATCTTGCCCCTTCAGGTTTGTTTTTTTCTTAGTTTCAATGCAGCCAGTGATAACGATCTTAAACAACTCGTTCTCGTCCCTGTGCCAGTTCCGCAGCGTACCGCAAGGCTTGCCGGTCATATTGCTGACCTCGGTTAGATTCTTCAGGCCACGCTGCTTTACATACTTGGATGCGCTTAACTCACTCATTGCATACCCATCCTTCTGTTTCAGAACAATATCTAACCTCTACAACTTCCGCTATGTCATCCCATCCAGACGCAAAATCGACTGATCCTGTTGCCATATTCATGTACACTTTTTCATCAGTTTCTATGACTTTGTCGAACTCGCCTGCATATTTTTCTGCCTCGGCTATACTGCTAACACCGTAAACAGGGAATATTTGATCTGCTGATTGCAAGTAAAAAGCGTTCATGACTTTGCTCCTGTGTTAACAAACACGTACCCAGCCTGAGTACCGCCTGCGATGTACTGTGACTCAAAGGCTGCGTCAGGTTCGATCCAGTTAAGTTTCCGCGCCAGTGCTTCCGCTGCCTTTGCGTGGCAGTTTACCCCTGAGAGTTCGTGCGGGTAGCCAATACTGAGTTTTATTCCTGTTGCGGTCTTTGCGCTGATCCTGCTGCCTCGGTGCGCTGTTGCTGGGCTGTATCGTGTTTCGATTGCTTGTAGTGCGTACATATTTTTATCCCCTTAGTTAATGACCGTCCGTGGCCGTGGTTAGTTAGCCTTTAGCGGCTATTCTTTCGTTTGCATCAAGGTAATCAAAGTATGCGCCTTCTACAAACCAAGGCTCCATGTCTAAAGCAATGGCCGCTGTCATAATGTGGTCAGCATTAGCAATAGAGCATCCAGCGACCTCAAGCACTTTTAAGAGTGCTATTTGCTCTGGTGTCTGTTTTGCTTTTTTCATTTTCCGTTTCCTCTGGCCGCTGGATGCCGCCGATAGGTATATAATCTATCATTGCTGTGCATCTGTAAAGCCTTTTTTATAATTATTATTCATTTTAATTAATATAGATCAAAAAAAGCCCCATTCAGGGGCGGTGCTGCAATGCTTTTACGCCGACAAGGGGAGTCGGCAGCGTCTCAGCCAAAGGACGGAGCGATACTATCATCGGGTTAAACAACGCAGCAAGGCAGATCAGGAATCTAGGAACCTGATTAAATCCTGGGCAGTTTTACCACCGGCCTCGATATCTGCGTCATGCCAGCCAGCCAAGCACCATGAGCGCAGAGTCGTGTCAAATACGCACTTTGCCGCCTCCGATCCTAAACCTTCTGCGTGAAAGCGTCGCCCCATGTTGTAGTGTTGCCATTGTGATTGCGTAATGCCGTCAGGGGTTGGTTCTGTCATGTTCTTAGCCTTAGTAGGTGTTTAACTCGTTTTTTAAATACCGACCGTAACCTTTTAAGGTAGTCAACCTCGTATCGGCGAGGATTATTGTCATACTCTATTCTTTCTACCCGTTCAGCACCAATTAGTCGCACAAGGTTTATTCGGTATTCGGTTATATTCCCAGAAAGATGCGAGTTACAGACCGAGCATTGTTTTCTAATTTGTAGGACGTTGAATCGGTGCTGGGGAGCCGCCTTAACCGTTCTATAGTGTCCCGCATGGTACTGGCCTGTGTGATAACGCTGGCAGCTTATACACGGCTTGAGAGCGTCTCTGAGCCTGACGTATGCGTTTACCGCTTCCTGTGCTTCCCGTGCGTGATCTGATCGGGTCTTCAGCCGTTCCCGCTTCGCCTGTGTTTCGAGCCTGTAGGCTTTTTCCCGCTTGGTAATAGCGACCGACGCTCCCCAGGCACTGGCGCAGTCGATACCGCAGAAACCTTTTTTACCGATAAAGTCGTTACACTTTGCAGCAGGTGCTATCTCTGATCTACACTGCTTGCATCTACGCATCTATTTTTCCTCTAAGGATATTGAATGCGGTAGCCGCGCACACTGGAACCTGTCCATTGCCAATGGCTTTAAGTCTGTCCACCCTAGCGGCCACCCCATCAGCCACTCTACCCACATCGGGTTCAGATGCCCACCAACTCGACTGGCTAGTGTTGGCTCGTTTCTGTTCGCTTCGCTGGGCGCATTGGTTTCCTTTGCATTGTGTGCTGTTGGTGTCGGCCAGAAGCCAGAACCTGTCCCGTTGATGGGGCGCTCCGAAGTCGGATGCTGAAACAATACACCACTGACAGTCATACCCCATCTTGGCAAGGTCACTGATGACCAGTGCAGCTCCTCGTCCCACAAGCATTGGTGAGTTCTCCACGAACACGAGCCTAGGTCGTACTTCACCGACAATTCGTGCCATTTCACGCCACATGCCAGATCGCTCTCCGTCAATTCCTGCGCCTCGTCCAGCACTGGATATGTCTTGGCAAGGAAAGCCTCCAGATACCACATCAACAAGTCCTCGCCACGGTCTGCCGTCAAAGGTTTTAACGTCATCCCAAATCGGGAAAGGCGGGAGAATTTTGTCATTTTGTCTGGCGACAAGTACGCAAGCTGGGTAGGGTTCCCACTCAACGGCGCAGACTGTTTTCCATCCAAGCAAATGTCCTGCGAGAATTCCTCCTCCAGCTCCTGCGAACAATGCCATTTCTCGTATAGTGCCTGGCTGATTATCCATCCCATTATTCCTTATCCTTGCTCGGCCACAAAGGTAGCGTGATCCCATGATGACCTGCAAACCGGCTGTGGATAACTTCGTAGACTTGGCTGTACTCGATGCGCTTGGCTTCGGTAGTCGATTGCTTGCCTGTTATTGCCTCCTGAACTGGCTTCCAGATGTTTTCCTTAACCGTGTGTTTGGACCAGGGGATGGTCCACTCTTTTCCTGTTGGTAAACTGACAACCATTTCCAAGCCTGCATCATTAAGTGTTTTGGCTACGCGCTCAAACCATAGGTGCATTGCATCGTTTTGTGTTTCGCTTCTTTGCTGCCCAGTTGACCACTTGAAAGTCACGTATTTGTGCTTCCGATAAAGCTCGGCAGCGTGAGCCAGAAACCCACCGAGTTTACTGTCAGAGTTGACTACCCACTGCTCACTCATAGCCAGTACTCTGCAATGCGTTTGCCGTTGATCCTGATCAGTTGAGACTTGACCTCATGGCCTACATCACGCAACTCCCGCACCCGTGCCGCAAGTCTAAAGCATCCAAACAAGTTAAGTGCTTCCATCGGCGTTAGCTTGTTACCCTTTTCAAAATGCCTAAGTATTTGTTGTGTTTGCGTCATTATGTTTCCCCTTAGATTAAATTCCCAAGCTGCCACGTAGGTCAGCCATTCGTTGTTCGTTTTGTTCTGGCGTCAGCACCACGGATACTTTCTCCGGTAGTGCGTCCATTACCGGAGCGTCTAGCCGTTCGCCTTTCATAACTCTGTCGCACATCTCAGCGTAAAACGATTTAAACCGAGTATAGATTTGATCCTCTGGAAAGGTCGACAGTTCAAACCAGCCAGTTGCCTTACCAGCATGGTAAACAGCAGGATGACTCCACTTGTGCTTGGCTTTGGGACTAGGAGCCATGCAGGCTTCGACGTATGCCTGCTTCACGTTAGGCAGGCCAATATCCTCCGGCCTGATCTTGCACAACTCTCTGAACGCTGGCAGGTTAAAAAACCCGGTAAAGTCTCGCGAACGGATTAGTCCAAATTTAATCTGCGCCTCGCTCAAGTCAGACAGGTTTGCTGCCCAGATTTGATACAGATCACGATCAGGGGAGTGAATCAAACCCATTTTGGTTAATGACGTTAAAACACCCTTCAAGAACTCCGGACTGTGATTGTGTTCCAAACGCTTCGTCTGCTGCGCGGTTGGCTCGCTCTGATAAAGTTTCCCGACCAACTCGTTGATGTGCTGCATTTTGTTTCTCCTGAATCCACTCAAATTTAAAACCGCGCCAGCCACGGGTTACGCACTCTGATAAACAATGGTCAACAGAATAACCAGATGCCGCTGACTTGTTTAGTTCCGTAGCAAAATTGTTAATTACCGTTTGAGATACCGAGGCTTTTAATCGCTTTCGCATTGTTAACCAGTCTTGCAGCGTCTGATCCGTAGGCAAGGAAGGCCAGCAGGAATAATCAAGCGCAGCAGCGCGAGACGGTGTTTTATCTTTATTGGTTACTGGTTTATGGTTTATGGTTAATGGTTTATGGTTAGCATTGCGTTCGCTATCCGTTGGCAATGCGTTCGCATCAGCATTTCCCCAGCGTTTACGGGCTGCTTCTGAAGCCTTCGCTGACTTGCCTTTAAAGGCTGTTATTTCATCCTCGACACGTTTGTTGCGCCAAGTGCCGTCGCTATGCAAATGAAAATACTCTTGCAATACGATCGCAATGCAATCGCAATGCGTTCGCATACGGATTACTCTGGCTATGTCCTGCACAGTCTCTGGCAAGCCGCATTCATTTAGATAACAGTAATCCAGCATCCTTCGGTACGCTATGTCCTCAAGCGGATCAAGGTGCGCCGTGTGGCTGGCATAATCGCCAATGTTGAATTGATAATAGTGCATTGATATACTGCTCCTGTGCTTAGTTTTAAAAGCCGCCGGTCATTAGCGTGAAGGCGGCTTTTTTTATTGTATCCGCGCCGGTATGTTCCGTGCGTATATTAAGCACTCCGTCAATCCACGCCGAGTATCTTCCCCAGGCCACTTCATCTTACCTGTCCGCAGTCGTCGCATCGTACCCTTGCAGATACCTGACCGCCTGGCAATTTCCGCGTATGACCAACCCGTAAGCTCTGCTATTTCCTCGACGGCAGATACCGCTTGAACCCTTGTTTCTATCATTTCACCTGCTCCTGTGATTGTAGGTGCGTAAACTATAGCCCATTAAAAAAGTTATGTAAAGTGTTTACAACGGGTACACCTTAGGTATACACTTGCCCTGTTACATAATATAAAGCAGACTTACAAACAACTTAAAGGGTATAAGAATCATGGACTTAGCACGTATTCAGCAGGAACTCAAAGCCCCAAAAGGGCAGTTTAACTCGTTCGGCAAATATAAGTACCGTAGCTGCGAGGATATTGTCGAGGCGGTAAAACCGATCTTGGCTTCCGGTGGCTGTCACCTGAACCTGTCTGACGATGTGGTTGCAGTAGGCGACCGGATATACATTAAGGCCACCGCTAGTATCTATAAAGGTTCTGAGTTGCTCGGCCAATCAACTGCGTTTGCCCGTGAGCCGGACGATAAAAAAGGAATGGACGCAAGCCAGATTACAGGCACTGCGTCATCCTATGCTCGCAAGTATGCTTTAAACGGATTGCTAGCAATAGACGATAACAAAGACGCGGATACGGACGAGCATACCGCGCAAAGGAATAAGCCCGTCAAATCTGGCAAAGTAGACCCGATCATCAGCCAGTCGATCCACGCCTGCACAAACATCGACGAACTGCGGGCGGTCTGGAAAGGTCTGACCGAGGAACAGCGCGAAAGCCACGGTGACGTATTCGCTGAAGTGAAAGAGCGTATATCTTGAGCCTGTCCCCGAAACGCGCTGGCAGGTTGACTGCCAGTTCTTTTGCCAACGCCATAGGCATAGGCTACGACAGCCGACAAAAGCTCTGGAGACGCATAACAGGCCGAGAGCCGCGCTTTGAAGGCAATGCCGCTACTCAGTGGGGTAGTGATAACGAGATAAACGCTATCCGTCAGTATGAAGTAGCCACAGGCGAGATAGTCCAATCTGCCGGTGATAAACAGGGTTTTTTTATTCACCCGCAGCATGACTGGCTCGGTGCTACGCCGGACGGGTTTGTTACCTTCTCGGATAAGCAGATCGTGATCGAGGCAAAATGCCCAGCCTCAATGCGAGTGTATGGAAAAGTCCCAGATCACTATATGCCTCAGATACAAGGGCAGATGGCGATAACCGATAAACCAGCCGCGCATTTTATCTGTTGGACACCGGACGATTTTGAGGTGTTTTACGTCCCAGCAGATGCGGAGTATTGGCATCAGTGTCTTGAGTTGTTGATAGAGTTTTGGGCTTGCGTCCAGCAGGATATTGAGCCACCTAAGCGTAAGAAACCAGTGTTACCACCAGCAATTTATACGAGGTTAATATGAGCAAGGTCGGAATTAAATTAAAGATTGATGTAACAAAGATCGACAAAGCCCTGCTATTTAAAGGCAAAAAAGGAGTTTATTTAGACGCTACTGTGTTTGTAGAACTTCACCAGGCAGATGAATACGGCAACAACGGCATGATTACTCAGGAAGAAACTAAGGAGAACCGAGAAGCTGGCAAAAATGGTCCGATTCTCGGTAACTGCAAACTGTTCTGGACAGAGTCAGGTCGTCCGGCAGCACCGCAGCAGCATAGCAACCACGCGCCGAAGGGTCAGACTGTACCGGCTGGCTATGACGACTTCGATGATGATATTCCCTTTTAATGAATAATTATTATCCATAACGCTTTACAATAGCAAAGCAATGGTTGATTATACGGTATAGGCGCACACCGCGACCTGTACCGTAAAGGGGATATAAACATGACACTAAGATCAGCACAGCAGCACTACGACAGTATGCTTCCGCCAGAGTACCCAGAAGATCACAGCTACACTGGTGAAGTATATGTTGAGGATGAAAGCGGAGAGCCTACTCTGTTTACCTTTTATGACGGCAAGATTGTTAAAGTCATGATTGATGAGGATGGCACTGAGGTTCCTTACGCTCAGTGGAAAGGCTGCGACAATCTTGTAGCCAAGGCTGACGCAGAAGCGTCTGAGTTGTGGGATGCAGAACTTAAGGAGATACAGAATGACTACTACTAAGTGGTTTTTTTGCGAGTATGACGATGATGGTGAGATGACAAACCCTGAGTTTGTCAATGCCCCTAATGACAGTATGTGGTGGGTTGACGGCATGGGAGCCTGCCACAGGGTTAAAGAAAAGTGCCACATCTTGGGCTACCCAAGCCGAATAGCTAGAGTGCTGCACCCAGATGAAACATAACCAGCATTTTATTGAGTGGATACTGCACCGCATTAGGTGCAGGAGTCTGGAAGCCCTGCTTTCAGCAGGCAAGGGAGGTAAGCATGATCAATGATTATAAACTAACGCTTAAAGTGCAGAATAATTATTTGCTCGAAAAGATGTATGAGCATGGAATCAAGACTGTTGCAGAACTAAGCAGATTTTCTGAAGTTAGCCAAGCAAGTTTAGGAGATATACTGAATTTAAAAATTGCTGCTTATAGTAAGGCTGGCAAGATTTACCCAAGCGTTCAAAAGTTGTGCGAGTTTTTCTGCTGCGAGATATACGACATTTTCCCAGCACAGCACATTGAACAATCTTTGCCCAACAATAAAGCACATATTAAAGCAGATTTAAATCAGTTGCTACCAAGCGGCCTTTTAGAAAACACATTAGACCCAGCACATCTTGTTTCTACATATCAAGACAATGAACTTGTAAACAAAATGCTTTTTTTGCTAACCGAAAAAGAAAGAAAGGTAATGTCATTACGCTTTGGTCTTAACGGTGAAGATGAGCATACTTTGGCTGAGGCTGGATTAAAATTTAATGTTACAGCATGTCGTATAAGGCAGATTGAGTGCAAGGCTTTGCGTAAATTGCGACACCCTTCTAATAAATCTTATTTTGAGGAGCAATACCGATGACACACTTAACAGTCTTAATCATAGGTTTGCTGTCAGGCTATCTTGTAGGCTCCGCTGGTGTTCGTTACCAGCGCACTGATGACATCCAGCGACTGATCGACATTGACGCTACTCAGCGCAAAGCTGATGGAGCGTATCGAGTTGGTGATGACTCTACGGAGTACCAAAAGCACGAATGCGGTGCAGGCAAGCCACGCGAGGTGGCACGATGAAAGACACGGTGACAAGGGTGAAAGAGAAGCACGAGGCAGAGGCTAAGAAAATGCTGCGGGAGTCTATGATCATCTGCGGCACTCTAATCGTGCTGATTGTTGTTGTGATTGTTGTTGGCGTGAGGATGATTTGATGGTACTAGATACCGAATTTTTGCTGTACGCTATTACTGAGAAGGTAGAGCAGTCGCGGATCACTGGCCTGACAACTGGGCTGATCATGGAAGCAAATGCACTGGCAAACAAGGTAAACAACAATGAACACCTGCCTGACTTGTGCCGTATATCGGTTTCCGAGTAGCAAACCAGCCATGTTCTGCCCGTTGGGTTATGAGCAGATAAAGATGCACTACATCGTTATGCCGAAAGGTAACTGCCCAAAGCCAGAAACTCATGTCGAGGCAATGACACTTTACGAGGAGCATAGAGCTAGTGATGAAATATCAGAAGGAAAATAAACTAGACCGCGAACGATTAGAACTTGATATTAAATTGTATCTGTCAGGTGGCGGCAAGATTGATGTGCGTCAGCCTGGTGAATCAGTAGCAGTAGATGGCACAAACCAATGGCCTGCCGGTTTTTACAATGATGACAACATTGCTTTTCACAAGAAACGTCCGAGGCCGCGATGAAGTTCGTCACCTACCCATCTGGAAGCGTCCTGTGCTGCGCTCCACACGATTCTGGGTCAATCATGGCACTATGTAGCGACTTACAGTTATCGTTGCAGGAGCGTCACGATAAAGCCCAGCAAGAAGTGCAGGAGATACTTGATAGACTAGCCGCCGGAGAGGAATAACGCCCTCTCCGCTTCTCTGCGCCTTTCTAGTCCTCGCAGTACCACGCCGTTTGTTTTGCGCCACTTGAGGAACTCATCTGCTGCGCCATCATAGTCAGAACGGTTATACTTCATGCGTAGGGTGGATGACGCTAAATTCCCTAGTCCAATATTGAAAGCAAGGCTCGTAATTGCGTCAAGGTGGCACTGATTATCAGCAGCAGCAGGACATAGTCGTAGTACCCCATCCGAAAAGCGTTGTAAATCCGCTTCAAGTAACGCATCAATTTCGTCAGCATTCCAAAGCCTATTATGTTCGCTGCGTAGTGGATAGCTGGCTCTCTCGTCTGTTTTGAGCCTTGCCTGATCTGGATAGAGTACTCTGCCATAGCCTATCGTCCAAAGCGTAGCAGGACACTTGTAGGGCTGATTGTGACAGCCCTCAAAGCTCTTAATCAACTGAATACCCGCTTCTGAAATAGTCATAGTTACCGCTTGGAATTAAACGCTTGACTGCCGAACCAGAAGCTCAGTATTGCGGCTAGCATAGCCATCTCATCGTCACTGAACACCATCTCCATCGCTTCAGCAAACGCAACACCTGTTGAGTAAGCGTACCAGATGCCTGCTATGTCAACGACCACCAGCAAGGCTACGAAGATATAGGTCACAACTGGCCGTACCGAGGATCGAAGGTTGATTACCCAGGTACTAGCCCCTTCCCCGATTTTCATATCGTGCTTGTACATCCCAAGCCTTTCTTGGGTCTGTGTCTGCATAGCGATCTGGTCACTTTTGATCTCTTCTACGCGAGCTTGGGCAACAAAGCCCTCCTTAGCAAGTGCCAGTTCGCGCTCACGGTTAGCGGCCATCATTGCCAATTCGTGCTTTTTATCGCCTCTGTCTTGAACCATCGTAAACACGTTGTCTAGAATTTTTGGCACACCGCCAGCAGCAAAACCGAGCAGACTTGATACTAAACTCAACATGATGATTACCCTATGTTTGAAATTATGCCAATAATAAATGCGACTATGATGCCGACCAGCGCAAGAATTGCACCGATTGTTAATACGTTTGCAATGAACTTACGCATCTTGCGCCGTTGATTTTGAATAGCCTTTGCGCGAGTGTCTTTGATCCTTGCCCGATCTCTAAGCATATCAACGTAAGCGTCAGTTCCCCACTTGTACACAATAAGCTCACGCAGTTCACGTTCTTGCTGCTCAATCTTCTTGCGAGCCAAGAGTGCTTGCATTGCCTCTTGCTCGACTGAGTTTTTACTTAAAAGCTTTTTAAACAGTGGTGGGTCTTTGGCTTCCTCTTCAGCGGATTTTACGTCACTGACTGCGCCAAACCATGTGCCAAGCTGGCCTGCCATGTCTTCCAATTCTCGACCTGCGGATATTCCCTTTTTTAGCAGATTAAACGCAGACGTAGCTATGGCTAAGGCTGAGACCGGATCAAGCATTACTTATCTGCCTTCTTGTCCAGCTTGCTGAAAACTTTGTCAAAGTTCTGATTCATCTCTTGCCTGAAGGTTTGCATGTCTTGCCTGAACTCCTCGCGGCTTAACAGAGCAGCTTGTTCACGCTGCAAGGTTTCGATCTTGCGATCCTGTTCCTTGTTATCTTCACGGGTAGATTTGACGAACCAGGCTACAACAGCACCGGCTCCGGCTATCAACATGTCAATTAGGCTTGATTCGGGCATGATCTACCTCACTCTGGTTGCGTAGGCCACACTACAGCCCAAGGGAAGCCTTCCTGTGCGCTGATATCTCTTAACTCTTGACGGTAGGTAGCCCACGCTGCTTTGTCTACAGGTGCATCCTCTACCTGTGTCCAGTCGCTATCCTTTAACTTGTCACCACGGCTTGTGCGTACAGACGTTGCCTGCTCTGCATCCTTCATGGCTTTGTAAGCAGCCTCTTGCTCTGCGGCTGTAGCATCTTCGTTGTCAGTAAACACTGGTGCAAGGATATACTTTGTATACCACTTACCATCAACTTCCTCAACACCGTCACGCTGGCTGTATTGATACACTGTGCCGCCAGTGGCTTGTGCGCCTTCAAAGACTACATCAGCACCCAGAGACTGTAGTATCTCGTCAGTTGTTTCATTCCACGATGCACCGCTTGTGTTTTTAATGTATGCGCGAAACTCACTTTCGTACATCACCGCGCCTGTAGCTTTAACTCTGATTTGCATGATTTATTCCTTACGCGATAGCCAAGAAGATGTAAGTGCCGCCGTTAGCATTAATTGCCGCAGGGGCTGTGCTACTGATCTCAAACCCTGCGCTGTAGGTGTCAACGTAGTCTGTGTTGGTGACTTGAGCGTCTGTGGTGTTAAGCACTAGGTAAGGGTCATTACCCGCTATGATGCCTCTAGCTGTGTCCCAGACGAACCAGTTACCTGTAGAGTCAGTGCGCTTTATCATCACGAACCTCGCACCACCAGTGAAGCCACAGTTGATCTGTAGCGTTGTGCCTGTGCCTGTGTAGCTGCCGACTTTGGAGACTCCAGCGAGTGTAGCGAATAGGTAGGCAACGTAAGTGCCGCTGGATGCGTTGACATTAGCGTTTGTTCCTACTGTAAACACCGAAGAAGTTGGGGCTGTGTCGTTCCATATAACTGAGTCTGTTTCTGGTGTTGCTGTATCATTTAGCCGAATGTTTTTTGTTGCTCCAAGACTTTGATGGTATACACGCCACACACCTATACTGTCTCTGCGCTTCACAATCATCATCTCAGGCACTGCCGCCAAGTTATGTGCCACAGTCCTTGCACTCCCCGTCCCCGTATAACAAACCTCATCAAAGAAGCCTGGGGCGCGTTTGAAGAACCAGTTGGCATAGAACTCATAATTATCGTTTGGAGGCGAGCCAAGAAAATTTGTCCATGCCCTAGATGTATCAGCAGCCATGATTACGCCACTTTGTGTATCAAAGCCCTCTACTAGCGTAGTGTATGTATCCTCAGCGGAGTTGCCACTTGGACTTAAAAACAATGTGCGCCCCCGCAATCTGTCATAAAACACAGCCCCGCCTGTGCTAAAGCCATTTTGTGTTGACTGCGTTATTCCTAAATCAGTTACAAATCCACTAGGTACTTGAACAACAGTGCTTGTTCCTTTCCTAAAAACAGGAGCAAAAACACTCGTCCCACTCGTTGGCACTTTCATTGGGCCACGGCGTATGGCTATGTAGATGTAGGTGCGTGATGCGCCATCGTTTGCAATTGTCATCCCTGTAGCAGAGGGTGAACAGGCAATATTATTTCCGACAGACTCCGCTGATGAGTCGTTGGGCTGAAGTATTTGCGTCCCTGCGACACCAGATGTTGTCCATCCACGGGCAGCATCAGCAATGAACCATGGCGTTGACCCAGCCACATTGCGTTTCCTTAAAAGGAATTGTGGCTCATACCCCAAAGTTACCGTTGCGTTACCACTACCGTCAGTTGTATAAGTCCCACACGAAATCACATTGTCCGTACCAGCCAGACCGAAGCCGCCTGCATCGTGGGCGAATATGTAGGCTACGTATGTACCGCCTGAAGCATTAACACTTGCGTCAGTGCCTACGCTAAAAACTGCGGATGTTGGAGTTGTAGAGTTCCACCACGTTGCGCCTGTAGCCGCCCCAGCATCGCTATTTAGAACAAGATACTCTGTATTGGCAAGACCACGGTGGTAGACAGCCCAATTTGCTGTCGTGTCTGTTCTTTTAACAATAATACAGCCTGGAACGCTGTTTAAGCTGTGTGCAATGGTACGGTTGCTGCCTGTCCCCGTATACGTCACAATATCAAAAAACTTCGGCTGCTTGCGGAATGTCCATGAGACGTAGTTATATGAAGCTCTATCCCACAGAGTATCTGGGGCGTGAAGCGTATATCCATCGGTATTAAAAGAACTTATAGACTCAGACACCCTGCTTGTGTCAGCAGCGTCTGTTGTGTTTGATTCTAAAAAACCATTAGCCAAACCTCTTTGAGAATCTATTAAAAGATGATTTGCAGCATTGTTTCTTTCTCTTGTCCAAATCAGCCCACCCTTACCCGCCAAATCAATACCATTGGTAATGTTTAAAGGGGTGACATTGCCTGTGTAGAGGTGCGTACTGAAAACTTCTTCTATGTAATTCGGTACAGCAGCAGCACCGCCACCAAAGGCATCGTAACTCGCAGCACCTGATGTTGATTGTAATGGCATAGGTTACGCCTTAAATTGAGTGACTGAAGCCAACACAGTGTACGCTGCACTGCCTGTTTTAATTATTAAGTACCTATAACTGTCGATGCCGCTTGCGTTGCCTGCTGTAGGTGCGCCACCAAGCCATCTTGTTGTTACGCCACTGGTTGTACCATCTACCTGCACAGCACTGTTGTAATACGCCGTAGCACCTTGAGTGACAAGGAATGCAACAGTCATTGACTCACCTGTAGCCATCAGCGTGTTTAAACTTGTACCTGACGAACCACGAAAGTTAACAGTCCAGTTTGCTGATGCGTTGCTTGTGTAGTACAGGACAGACTGCGTAGTGATGTCATAGGCAATCGTACCTGTGGCCGCTGTTGCAGACACTGTAGCTACTTCTGCTGCATCGTTTAACACAATACCCAATGCGCTAGTGCTACCGCTGAAGGTTTGTGTAGCTGTGAAAGTCGTAGCCGTTGCAGGTGCAACAAAGTCTGTTCCAGCAGTCGCAGCAGTAAACGCACCTGTGCCGTTGCCCTTGAGAACTCCTGTCAGCGTTGTTGCGCCTGTGCCGCCGTTGCCGACAGGTAGTGTGCCGGTGACGTTGGTGGCAAGGTTAACAAAGGTTGTAGAGGTAGTGCCTGTTCCACCGTTAGCAATTGGTAGTGTGCCTGTGACTTGAGTAGCTAGGTTAATCGTTGTAGCCAGAGCAGCAGTATCTTGCCAACTAGCCCCGTTGTATATCCTAGTTGTGTTAGATACCGTGTTGAAGTACATCGCACCAGTGACAAGCGCATTGCCATCATTGTCTAGCGTTGGGTCAGCCGCTTTGGCTCCCAGGTATCTATCATCAAACAGGTCATACGTTGCAGCAGCATTGCTTTCAGATGTCGCAGCATTAGTTGCACTGGTGGACGCGCTAGACGCACTAGCAGCAGCGTTAGTGGCACTTGTGGAAGCGTTGCTGGCACTTGTAGATGCGTTGCTGGCTGATGTAGCAGCGTTGGTTGCTTGTGTCGTAGCTGTGCTTGCCGAGGCCGCTGCGTTGGTTGCAGAGGTAGATGCAGCACTAGCCGAGGCAGCAGCAGCAGTAG